AACGCTAAGGTGTCCGGCAACGCTAAGGTGTCCGGCAACGCGGAGGTGTACGGCAACGCTAAGGTGTCCGGCTACGCTTGGGTGTCCGGCGACGCTTGGGTGTACGGCAACGCTAAGGTGTCCGGCGACGCTTGGGTGTCCGGCGACGCTTGGGTGTACGGCGACGCTTGGGTGTCCGGCGACGCTTGGGTGTACGGCAACGCTAAGGTGTCCGGCAACGCTAAGGTGTCCGGCAACGCTAAGGTGTCCGGCAACGCTAAGGTGTCCGGCAACGCGGAGGTGTCCGGCAACGCGGAGGTAGAAAAATCTTCGGATTACGCAGTCTACAAGAACACATGGAGCAGTATGCGATACTTCACGTGGACTCGTTCTAATGACAAGTGGGCTGTCGGATGCTTCTACGGCACAGGCGAAGAACTTATAACCAAGGCTTACAAGGATAGCGAACTATCCGGCAAGTGCTACGAAGCAGTTGTCAATATGCGTAACGAATTGACGAAGCTCGAACAAGCGTAAATGTGCAGGGCGAAAGCCGAGGAGTACAAATGACAGAAAAAGACCTCACTACTTTTGATTGCTGCAAAGGGATCGCGAACGACTACCCATTTTGCCCAGAGGGAAAATATTACAACGCCGCTGAAGTCCACAAGCTTTTGGAAGAAAAGGACGCTTACATCGAGCAGCTACAAGCCGAGGTATCAAAGTGGCATCACGCCTACGACGCCCTGCTGACCGAGCGCAATGCGATTGCACACGAGCTGCACACGATCAAAAAGACAATGACGGAGGGCGTATGAAGTGCGACGAACTGAAACCGCTTGTGTTTTCAATAAATGATTTAGCGTATGTCGATGAAATTCATGCGAAGAAAAATTTCGACAATATTCACGACCACGCCGTATATAAGGCAACCGAAGTAGACGCCGCCATCGCGGAACTCAAGGCGAAGCTGGAGAGCGTGCAGGCGTCAATGTACGCGGACAACGTGGACTTGGGCATGAAGCTCCGCAAGACGCAGTGTGCGCTGTGGCTGGCGAGAGCTATGAGAGCGAATGATAGTGCCTGTAAGATACTTCGGGACGCTGGTATAATGTTCGCAATCGGAAATTGCCGCGGATGGGATAAATTAAATACGCTGCAAAAGAAATGGCAGATTGTTGCAGACAAGTGCAGAAAGAAAGCGGAGGAGTACAAATGAGCGAACTGAAATCAAGACACGTAGCTGATGCGTATGATGATTACTTCGAACGCCCCTGTGATAAACGTTCTCAAGTCTACCTAAAGTCCGAAGCCGACAAGGTTATTGCGTAAAAAGATGCGGAAATTGTGGAACTGAAAAAGCAAGTCCACGATTACGCACTAGGCTCTTACGTGATTCAAGCAAGGGTAGAAAAGGAAGCCCGACACGACAAGTACAAGCGGTGCTTGGCGATGGCGGAGCTGTGCTATTGGAAGTGGCAGTATTGGAAAGATAGCACACCGGGATATGAAAGACAATTTCAGTGGGAAAATAGAGCGTGCAAGTGGCGAAAGCGTTGGCTTGCCCTAGCGGACAAGTTCAAGGAGGCGAAGTGATATGCGAGTATTGAACAACGAGATTGGTGAAGAACTAAAGGAATGCGGTATATTCATCCCACCGCGACGACTTTTCTGCTGGAATGGACTTGAAACTCCAGTAGAAAGAGATGTCGCTGCGGTCGCTCTTTGTTACTTCGGACTTGTGGCTATCACCTTTGACGGCGCAATGTTTAAACATTGCGCCACGGTAGGAAAACCAATAGACTTAAAGGAGGCAAAGTGATGACCGAACAAGAAAAGGACGCTTACATCGAGCAGCTACGCGGCGAGGTGTCAAAATGGCACCATGCATACGACGCCCTGCTTGTCGAGCGCAACGCACTCGCACACGAGCTGCACACGATCAAAAAGACAATGACGGAGGGTTCATGAGCAAGGCGATACTACTATCAATCCACCCCAAGTGGGCGCAGAAAATCTACAGCGGCGAGAAAACTGTAGAGTGGAGAAAAACATTTCCCAAAGGTTATTCGGGTATTGTTTTCTTGTACGAAACAGCACCAGTAAAGAAGGTGACTGGTTTTGTGATTGTTGCAGGCTTCGTTGGTTTGAATATGAATGAATACGGCATATTCACTTATTCAGAACCCATGATAAAATGCGGATGTGTTGACGAAGAAAGTTTGAGGAAATACCAAGGACACTCTAGACACGTCATTGGATGGCTAATATCTAAAAGCGACAAATACAGCGAACCGATGTCGCTTGAAACATACGGCCTGAAACGCGCACCGCAATCATGGCAATACGTGGAGATATAGGAATGAAACACAAGACAATCCAACAATTAAGGGATTCTTTGAGGAAGGTACTCAAACGCGGAAGACGAACGACAGAACGACAAAAAATTTCTTTATCTACAATAGCAAGGAGAAAATCAATGAGCAACGAAAACAACTATCCACTGCATCCGGGTCAAGAACACGTCACGCCATATTACGTCCAAGTCCCGCAGAGTGAATACGAATCGCTCAAGCGCGAAAACGAGCAACTTCACGCGCTTCTGCAAGGAACTCCGAAGCAGTCTGCAACCGCGGAAATAGACACGCTGACGAGCGAGGTCAAGGCGCTGCGCGAAATGAACGTGAAGGCACAGGATCGCATCGCGGAGCTGGAGCGCATGGACTCCGAACACACGATCCAAATCGCCAAGATGAACGGTTACATCAGCACGCTGGAAGATAGTCAGCGGTGGCGAAAGTTCCCGGATGAAAAGCCAAGCGAAGAAATGGAAGGCGAAGACTTTATTGTAAGCAACGGGTTTTACTCTGTTATTTGCGAATGGCGTGGTTATTGGAACAACGAACCTTTTATGGGAGACAAGAACTGCGATAGAGTGAAATACTGGATGCAAGCACCTAAAGCCCCGGAGGACAAATGAGCTCAGGATTGACAACTGGGATTATCGCAGTCGCTCTAGCAAGCGGAAAAGTCAATATTGATGTACAGCCTAAGACAAGGAAGCAAAAGAAGGCTCTTAAAAGGCGCAAACGTGAGTTTATAGACATGATGAAAGTCGGTAAACCATTCTCGATAGAGGAATACAAAAAATCCATGTCTCCGGAAGAGTATGCCAAATATAATGACGAAGGACTTTTGACTAGGCACTTTTTAGGAGATGGCTAGGAGGTAGAATGACCGAAGTAGAGCTGTGCAACATCGTCAAGGCTTCAAACCTTTTCCCAGGATTCACTCTCCACGAAGAAGTGGGCATGGATATCTACGGCAATTCCTGCGACATGATTTATGAAAACGGAACAGACGTATTTTGCATCGAAGCAAAGTTGCATTTCAATTTTGAAGTTCTAGAACAGGCCTCTAGATGGCGTAATGTAGCATCCATGTCTTTTATCGCGGTCCCTTGGGACTGTTTAAAAAATTGGTTTTACTCGCCAAAAAGGACTGTTGCTTATTCCCTTGGCCTTGGAGTAATCGGTGTATCTGATGATACTGCAAATTTCGCAGACAAATTGTGCAATCCGTTTATTGGAGAAGATTTTTATTTTGGAGAAAAAATATACAAGTTCCCTGCTGATTTAGATTTTTGGAAGAATATTTTTTCAAGAATCGGAGAAAATAGAACACCAGCAGGCAGCAAAATTGGGAAGCGTTCTACTCCTTTTTCGAGATCAATGGACGCGCTTAGGATAGAAGCCAAGAATCATCCAGACTACAACCTTAAACAACTTCTAAACATTGTACCGACACATTATTGTAGCGTAAAAAGCGCTGAAAGCGCGATAAGAGGTCTAGTTAGCAGAGGAATCATTGAAAAATTTTGGAGGTAGAATAAATGAGCAGACCTGACCCAAACTGTTGTATCCCATTAGGGGATAACCGCTACACGATCGGAAGACGCTGTATCGTCTGCGGTAAAGGATTCGAACTTAGGGGTATTGGCGACAATCGCGCTATTTGCCCGGATTGCTGCAAGGCGATAAAAACCCTAAAGGACGACAGCAAAAGCAACTGGATTCCCGATTCGAAAGGCGGGGAACCGAACTATAGGAGATAACAAAATGAAAATCAAAGCGACAAAGAAACCTGTAACAATCGAAGCCGTCAAGTGGGACGGAGAAAACATTGAAGAAGTAAAGTCTTTTGTCGGTTCTTCTTACATCGGTGGAGAAAAAGACGAAGACAAGAGACTTGTAATTTCAACGCTTGAAGGCGATATGCTGGCAAGCGTAGGCGACTACATCATCAAGGGCGTGAAAGGCGAGTTTTTCCCGTGCAAGCCCGATATTTTTGAAAACACCTATAACATCGTGGACGAAAGCGGCCCGATCGTCAAGGTTCGCGCCGAAGTGCGATATTACGAAGATTCCATCGTAAACGGAGAAAACGATATTTCCTGGGAAGAACAGGAAGAAGGCGTAAAGCCTCGTATGCCATGCGTAGTTAAACGCGAAGGCGAAAACATCAAACCCGAAGATTCCTGGGACTGGTGCCTTGAAATTGATGCCGAACACGGCGTGATTCTCAACTGGCCCAAGGGTAACACGGCCCATGTGCATTACAAGGTTTGCGACGGTTGCCACGCCGATTACTTCCTGGACGGAAAGAAAATTTGCGACAACGAAAAAGACGGTTATGTTCCCGACTTTCTTTGCCCCGCCGATAGCGGTTATGGCGATTACATTATCATGGATATCGACGAGAACGGTCAAATCCAAAACTGGAAAAAGAAAGACCTCGACAAGTGGGTTGAAGAAGCTACAGCAAAGAGGGATGATTAATAATGGGAATGAAATTCTATACAAACAAATGTGTCGTATGCCAACAAAAAGTATATCAACAAGCATGCGAAATCTTGCAGCCGGAATTATTCGTTTGCTGGAACTGCATGGAAAACGCAAGGCAGATGCTGGCAATCAAGGCTTTTGCAAAGGATGTCAACGTCAAGATTGACTTCGGGATGATCGAAAAGGCCGAAGTGGAAAAAATCAAGGTGGTTTTAAATATAGGAGAAACAGACAATGGCAATGGATAAACAGACATTCAAAATTTGCGAGGCCGTCCATTTGGGTTTGGAACATTATTACATGGGACCAAGGGACCGCAGGACAGTAACTGAGGACGACAAGCGTATGGCTCACAAGATAATCCCTACGCTGCCCAACAAGTGGTGGCTCACGAAGCACTCGTGGGACGCGCAGAAGTTTTAACAAGGGGAAAACAACATGCTTACAACAAAGCTAGACTTCAAGCAGGATACGGTCATCTTCGCGGACGACGAATACTACACGACGACCGGGGTACTGAAAGTCATGGGGATAGGGATGACAACCCTGTCGAAGGAAATAAAGAACAACAATATCGAACCGCTGAAACACCCCGGAGGAAACCTTTACAGCAAGGGTTCTATATTGGGGTGGCTTGAACGCCGTTCAAAAAGAAACAGGAAGCAGAAACAGACAAGGTAATCAATGTCCATAACGCTAGTCCAAAAAAACAAGTCCAAAGGAATCATGACGTGGAGCGCCCGCGTACCCGACCCAAGAAAAAAAAACTGCGTACACTATTTCAGCCTCGGGACGACGAGCAAGAGCGAGGCGAAGCAGATAATGCAGGAACGCCTGAAGGCCGGCGACTTCGACCTCAAGGACGAGGCCGAGACAATGACGCTCGGCGAAGCCGCAATCAAGTTCGAACAGTACGAACGGGCGAAGGGAACGAAGGCCTGGAGCATAGTCACCTACATGAACAGCGTAAGGGCGTTGTCCAAGCTGTTCAACAGGAAGGTATGCGAATTAACGACAAAGGAAATAAACGAAGCGTTCGTCGAAGCTACGGCGGGAAACTCATCAACGACCTACAGGAACAAGAAGGTCAACCTCACGACGTTTTTCAACTACATGGTCGATGTCCTTGAAATATTGCCGCAAAGCCCGATAAAGAAGGCCATCCCTAAAAGGAAAATCAAGAAGAAACTGAGGGATTTTTGGACAAAAGAACAGATTGATAGGATCATCGCGAACGCGCCAAACCCACGGACCCGGCTCCTTTGGTCGTTCATGGCGTTCGCCGGACTCCGCGTGAGCGAGGCAAAGGCAATGAGGCCCGAGAAAATCTACGAAGGCAAAATACACGTTATCGGGAAGGGCGACAAGCCCGCGGAGATACCCGTATGCCCGAGGCTACAGCGCGAAATAGAACGGTACGAAGGGGAATGGAACTTCCGGTACTCCAGCTACATGCTGAAACGCAAAGCCAAGGAGGCGATACCCGAAGGGTTCCCCGGCGAGGCGCACGCGCACAGGTTCCGTCATTCGTTCGGCTCGAACCTAGTCCGCGAAAACGTGAACGTGAAGATCGTGCAGACATTGATGCGCCATGAGAATATCACGATGACACTGGATATCTACGGGCACATACTCGACACGGACTCGGAAGCGGCATTGAAAAAAGTCTACAAATAGGTATTGACAATGGAAGCCGGAAAGACTATAATTGAAGTAGGACTAGCGGCTCGGATGAAGAATCCGGGCTTTTTTGTTCAGAAAATGTATAAAAACGTTCATACACGTCTAGAAGCCCATAATACTGCGGGATTCTACGAAAACAAGAAAATTTATGGAAGTGATTTTTCATTTTTGTGGATATTTCTTGTAAAATACTTTTTCGGGCTAAAAACAACGTTCGTACACTTTCGTGTACTTTCACTTGCTTTCACTTTCATTTATACAGTTTTAAAAAATCTTTTCCGAAAAGTGCATAAAAAAGTGCATACAGCCGGGAATGGGCCGTCATTTTCGCCCGGAAACCCTATTAAAAGTTTTGTAAAAATTTTTAAACCAATTACGGAAATTTGTGTGCAAAGTACGGTTTTTCGTGCTATGTCAATTTTATTTTACTTTTTTCTAATTAAACCAAACTTTTTAATAAAAAATTAGGTATATTTATAAACATGAAAGGGAATCAACCCCGGAACAAAAGAAAGAGGTGATAAGATGAAGACTATCAAACTTTACAAGAGCGTAATCAGCGAGAAATGCCGTTTCTATTCCAGCTGGGACGAAAAAAAAGAAGGTCCGCAGCGCGACAACGGAAATTATGCCGGAGTCCATTACTTTGGCTGGAAAAGCATCAAATATGAAGCTTGGTACAGAAACGGGAAGAACGGAGAAATGGTCCCAACCAAAAAGAGCTTCCGCACGCTCGAAGAGGCAAAGAAGTGGGTTAGCGAGAACCTTGCGGCATAAGGAGGCATAAAATGAAAGCAACTGTTTGTGGCGGGAAACTGGCTGGAACCTACGAGGTCGAAGACTTGTGGAAATTCGCAAACGGCAAAAGCGAGGATCTTAGCGAACTCCGCGACCGAGGCTGCTGCGCCCCTCGTGCGGAACTTGACAATCAACCTGAACTCCCGGACTATTGCGGGCCCATGTGGGACGGTGATGGACTTCGCTATGAAACATGGGAAGTTTACGAGGCGCTTTCACACTAATATAGCCGAAACGGGCGCAAGCCCGTCTGCGCGGCGGCGGCTCCACGCGCACCGATGATGGCAAGCCGAAACAAACTCAAGGAGATGATAAGATGGAACAGGAAAAAGTAAAACTCACCGCGCTCGTCAAGTACCACCGTGGACGTCGGACCCTATGGGTAGGCACCATAGAACAGCTCCGTAGCGCTTTTTCGTACACTCTCGAGTGCGGAAATAGCTGGAACAGCAAAGTCAAGCTTGCAGGACATATCACCACGATTAAGAGCCTTGTGAGCAACATCAACAAGGCGTACAACGAGACTCAGGGAGGATGCTACGAACGCGACTTCGTCGAGCTCGGAACGGAACTCCTGACCGAAGAAATCAAGGCTGCCTGGACCGCGCAGCAGGAAACTTACAAAAGCTCCTACACAAAGGAACTGGAGGCATAAGATGGCAAACACTACCGGAATCAATGAAAGTATCGCATGCCCGAACGGCTTCTACTTCGGCGACCCATGCTACGCCCTCGATGAAAAACTTTACTCGGCCTGGATTGAATGGGGTCGCGAACGAGAGAAGACAGAAGGCCGCTGGTGCAACGACGGAAAGTTTTTCCACGATGGCAAGGAAATCATGGTGGTAGACTCCACCGCCTACGGCGACGGGTTCTACAGAGGCAAACTCATGAGTTACGGCGTCGATGCCGGTTGTCTTGCCGCCATACCGCTTGAATACTGCACGAAAGAAGGCTTCGAGGAACTCGGGCTCGTTGTCAGGGACTACTCCGGCCCGGTCCAGTTCAAGACCGAAGGTGACACCGGCCTGTTCCTTCTCGACTTGGGAAAGGATGTCAACAAGAAATACGAGGAGGTCGCCACCGGCGAGGACGAAGATGACGAGGAAAGCGAAGAAGAATGGGAGGAATAGCATGAAGTACGTGTACATGGGAAAGCGCTACCTGTTCAACAGCCGCTCGAACTTCAAGGGCTACCGCGTTGAATTTCTGAAGAAATTGCTCGCCGCCGCGAAGGACGAAACAATCATCGAGAAGGTCAAGGCAGAACTCGATTCCAGGAAGGGGGCGTAACATGTGGAAATTCATCTACAGGCTAAAGGGCCACACGCAAAAATTCGAGCGATCCTACCCGCACGGGAAAAAGTGCGACGCCGAGATGGCGTTCTGGTCCGACTGGTACGGCGGAAGGCTTGCCGTCACGCCGGAAGACGGGGTTGTGAAAATCGAACGTGTATGTAAAATCGAAGGGTGAAAAAATGGCAAACGAACAGAAAATCAAGGGCGTGCTGCTCGACATCGAGAACGACGAGGCGAAGGTAGTGGAGTTCGAACCGCGGCTGCAACAGTACTACGACCTCCTCCACTGCGAACGCATAGAGGTTGTCCCGCGCACTATCGGCTACAACCGCAGCAACAGGCGCTTCGACATCGTATGCGACGAGGAAGGGACCTACAAGGAAAGCAACAAGATTTCGGCAATCGACAACCTCGGAAGGGTGATGTTCGTCGGAAGCCTGCTTGTAGTCAACCGGGCCGAGAACGGGGAAACGGCCTCGCTCACGGACAGGGAATGCGAGTTCGTGCTTTCCAAGATACAGAAGATGTACACCAGGAACCACCCGGAAGGCTACCTGATGCTCACGCAGTGCGAGTACTAGGGAGGGCGTTGCGCTATGGTTAGAACGGGAAAGAACTTCACATTCGAAGGCAAGAACGCCGTCAAGATGTCCGCATTGATTCACGACATCAAGCAGACGGCCTCGCAGGTCTAGGCCGAAACAACAACAAGAAGAAAGAGGTCAAGATGGAAACGAAAAAAACTAAAACCGAAGAAAAGACGCTCCCCGAGCTGCAGATGGAACTCGACCGGGCGAGACGGATGGGCGCAATGATAAAGGCCATCGGCGAGAAGGCGCAGGAACTCCAGGCCGAGAACGAGCTCCTGAAGGAACGCCTCGCCGCGCTGTCGCCGAAAGGCGGAACGCCGGAAACGGCGGAACCGGAACAGGGTAGACACGAATCGTTGACGCCTGGTTACGTATTCGACTGCCTCGCCGTTACGGACGTACAGGTGTTCCCGTTCAAGGAAAGCCCGAACCTCGGCCATATCAAGGGATTTGCACAGGTAGTGCTCAATGACCAGTTCATGGTTCGAGGTATCCGCATCATGGAGGGTGAAAACGGTCTGTACGTCGGCTATCCCAACGACCCCTTCTACAAGGGCGAGGGCTTCAAAAGCATCGTACTCCCAATCACCAAGCAATTGAAAGAACATATCGAAAACTGCGTACTCGAAAAGTACCAAGCGGCAATCGCGTAGGAAGGAGGTGTAAAATGAAACCGAACCAAGATTACATAAAGATGTACCGGCAGGCCGAAAAGGCGAACGACGATTTCTTGAAAACGGAAATCGTGAAGCACCTCGCCGCAAGCTGTCCGAAGTTTGTCCCGGAGCGAATAGACGCCTGCATTGAACACATCAAGGTCTATGTCTGCGAAATGCTGGGCGGAAGGAAGGCCGCAAAATCCGTCAACGGCGTGGGGACCCTTTCGGGCGCTGTTTCGAGCGAAACGGTATTCCGTATGGCCCGCGACTACTTCAACGACGAGATGTGGAAGAACGAAAAGGAAGAACCGAAGACCGAAAAGAAGAAAGACGAAGCCGCCAAACCGGAAAATGACGATCCGAAGACCGAGATTAGGAAGGCCCCGGAACAGGTGGAAGGCCAGCTCGACTTTTTTGCGGCGATGGGGGTTGCGAAATGAACCATTTTGAGCGTTCCGAAAAGGTGACTATCGAAAATGGCGAACTTGTAAGAACCGTCACGGGGACCGTCAAAAACTTCAGCATGGAAGTCGCCAAGATTTACGAATCGGGTAAGTGCATGGTCAGAAACATCGAACCAACGCCGCTGAACGGTTGGTGTATGGCAATCCCCGGCCAGCGCTACAGCGGCGGAAGATGGTTCAAGTCCTACATCGCGGAAATTGATCCGTGGTGGGAATACAATGGGAGCCATGAAGGGCTCTCCTATTATTGCTACCCGGAAGAAAACGACAAGGAAACCATACTCTCGAAGTATCCCGATTTCAAGTACGTCCTAAAGAAATCCAAGCTGACGAACCACGAAATCTTCAAGGCTCTTCCAATCTGGAAAAAGAACCCTTCCGCGTTCGAGGCGCTTGTTTCTCAGGGGTGGAAGGTTCTCGCCTTCAATACAAGAACGTACAGCGCGAAGGACAAGGCGTCTATAATAAACTTCGTAAGGAGCCACCCGGATGACAACGAGCTCACTCTGAACGACATACGGGTTTGCATCCAAAACCGTATAGAACCGGAACAGCTGAAGCCCTGGAAATGTTCGAACAGATGCAACTACAGGGGCGGCTACCTCACCTACCCCGAATGGGTCTATCTAGGCAACCGCCTGCGTTCAACGTACATAGACTACATGAACATGGCGAAGGAATGCGGGCACGACATGAAAGACCCTTACTGGCATTTCCCGAAAAATCTAAAGAAAGCGCACGACAAGGTTATGAAGGAGGTCATGAACGTCCGGGCAATAAAGAAGGCCGAGGAAATGAAGGCGAAAAACGAACAGTACTTCAGCACCGTAAAGAAATACGTTTCAAAGAAACTGGAATCGCGCGGGCTTTCGGTATTCGTACCGCGTGACGTCGAAACGGTAGCAAGGCAGGCCGAGGCGCTCCACCAGTGCCTTATAGCCGGCGACTACGTCGGAAAGGTCATAAGCAACAAGTGCATACTCGTATTCGTCGAATACAAGGGCGAACCGCTTGCGACCGCAGAACTCGTCCGCAAGGGCAAGAAGTTCAAGCTCGGCCAGTTTTACGGCGACGAACGGAAACGCGATTTCAACGCTCCGCAACGCGCCAAGAACGCGCTGAAAAAATGGATTGAAACTTTCAATATAAGGATGGTGGCGTAATGGTTACACACGTATGTGACAAGTGCCTGACAAACCGTAGCGACCAAGGCGAAGTTTACCATCTCACCGTTACAAAGATTGAGAACGGCAAAATGGCGAACAAGATCATCAAGGAGGTCGATATTTGCGCTCCGTGTTTTAGGAAGATGATGGAGGAAACAAAATGACACTCGAAAAGTTCAAGGAAATGAAATGGGAACCCGGCATGTCCGTGGCCTACAAGTTCAGGAACGTAGACTCGCCCACCGGAGAAACAATCCGGTCAACGCCGGTCAAAGGAGTGGAATTTCCAGGCGAAAAGGACGACGGCAGCGGCATCTACGGCGTAGACTCAAAGGGCCGTCGAATTTTCGTCCACCATGATTCTATTCTCGAAGTAAGGTGGGGCTACAAGGAGGGAACGAAATGACCGGGCGCAAACCAATTTATTTCGTCATCCATAAGCAATATGGAAATGAAGCGGAGGCCTTCACGGTGGTATATCCGTTCACATCCAGGCTTGCCGCGGCTAGGTGTATGGTAAAGCTGATGGAAGCCGCTGAAAAGGCCGGAAATTATGTTTCGCCTGTCCATTACAGCGATTGGGGCGGGTTCAAGGGCTTCAATCCGTTGAATATCGATTCGTTCCATGTTTCCATGAAACACTGCAACGAACAGTCCGTGGAACTTGTGGCAAAGTATAGTGGGGAACCCTTCTACATAAAGCGGGGGAACAATTAGGATTCAAAACGGCAAAAGGAAAAACGCAATATGAAAAAAGGTTCAATCATAAGGGGCGACCTCATAAAGATAATTTCGATGAAGGGCGAATCCACATACAAAAACCGTGTCGGGGTCGTCGACCACATAGACAGCGACGGTCAGATCCACGGTAGCTGGGGCGGCTGCGCCATAATGCCGGAAGAGGATGTTTTCAAGGTCGTGCCGAAGCTAGAAGTGGACAAGTTCATAGAATCGAACGGAATCGAATACAAAAAAGGGGTTGAAAACAGGCCGTGAAGAATCCGTTTCCTGGAAAAAAGACTTTAAAGTTTTGTAAAAAAATTTAAACCAACCGTACTAATTTCGTAATTAAGTACGGTTTTTTGTCCTTTGTGAATTTATTTTAACTTTTTCTGTAATAAACCTATATTTTTAATAAAAAATTAGGTATATTTATTTTCGTGAGGGCGATAAGGCCCGAAACGAAAAAGAAGAGGTGAAAAAATGACCCATAAAATCTTTAACAATGCGTGCGACGAAATTTGCCAAGTCTGCGGAACAACCCGAAACCTCGTATACATTCGCGGCGGAAGAACGGTCGGGTTCCCTTACGCCTACGTTTGCAAGAAATGCCTTGAAGACAATAGAAAGAAGGCCTAATATGATCAGCTTGAACGAAAACGAAACCGCCGTTTACAATGCCTGCGTCGAAGGAATCTACGGTGATACCGGCTGCGAATTTGACATCCCTTGGGGTGTCAACGGGCTTTCTAAAAATCAGATCAAGGGCTACCTCAGCGACCTTGAAAAGAAGGGCCTCATCGAAATGGACGATACGGGCGATTACTACTGCGACGGTTGGGTCGTGGCAAAATTGGACGGTACGAAGTTCTTGGACGAAGATTTTTGGACAGGGAACTGCCGCTACAACATCAACAAAAAGAACGGTCTTTACGACTAATAAGGAGGCCTAAAATGTTCGAAATAAGAATCGAAGAAAGCGATTTCAACGCCCTCAAGGAAACCATCAAAAGCAAGATAGACTTCTACTTCGGTCTCGCCTTATCGTCCCGTCAAAACGGAAGGGAAGAAAAGTCAAATGAATTTTTAGGGCGCGTCAAAACGCTCGAAGGGCTCCTGGAAAGGATTGAAGTTTCGGCCAAGGAGGTATAAGATGATTTACACAAACCTTTACAAAAGAATGGCCCGCGAAGTGAGCGAAGTCCTCAACGAACAGTACATCGCCCACAGGGTTGAACCGGACACGATTCAGAGCGTACTGGTCATCAGGTTCGAAAAGCCTCTGTTCGGCGAATCAAGGAACTACGCGCACGAATGCCTTGATGCCGCCGTCAGCTACGTCCAGACCCTTGTCGGGCTGAAACACCGCCCCGAGTTCAATATCATAGACCCGTTCACGGCTACGGTAAAGAAATACTTTGCGGAGAACGAGTTTGCCAGGCAATAAAAAAAGGTCTAAAGCGCTTTCGGGGGTTCGCGGCCCCGAAGACCTCGAATCAAAATAAACCAAAACCAAACAACATCAATCCAAAGGAGATGATAAAATGAATACCAACATCCTCGAAAAAGTCAATACCGCCCTCGCTTCCAAGAGCCTCAACTTCAAGGCCGAAATGGCGGAAACCTTCGCCCTCGTCGACGGCGTGTACGTCCCTACCGGAATGTTCACACCGGTACGCTCCGACAAGCACGGTGTCGAAGCTGTCATCCACGGGCGCAGCTTCACCGACCAGTACATCCCCGTGCAGAACGAGGACGCATTCAGCGTCATCGGCGAAATGGCCGACATCGCGGATATCGACTTCAAGAACATCGGAAGCTGGGGCAACGGGGCCGGTGTCTATGCGCAGGTCAGCCTCGGCGACTCGATGGATATCGGCGCGACGGGCGACAAGGTCGGGCGCTACCTTTCCGTTGTGAACTCGCATGACGGTTCGCGCAGCATGCAGATCCTCGTCACCCCGTACCGCTTCTTCTGTCAGAACCAAATTTCCAAGGCCATCAACGAGGCCGCCCGCAACAACCGCATCATCTCTATCCGTCACGACGCGAAGGGACAGGGCCGCCTCCGCGAAGTGGCGCAGGCCCTCCACCTCGCCGAGGGCGTTTTCCACTCTTCCGAAGTAGCCTACAACCGCCTCGCCGACCGCCGCATCACTATGGAAGAAGCGAAGGAAGCGATGGCGCGCATGCTCCCCTTCCCCGCCAAGAAGGAAGGCGAGGAAATCACCGAACGCACCCGCAACCACTGGGAACGCGCCGTAATCAACGTCATCCAGACCTTCAACCGCGCCGACGACGGTCGCCTCGAAGTCCTCACCGGCTGGAACCTCTACAACGCAATCCAGGGCGCACATCAGCACGGCGTGAAGAAGACCGCCGCATACGAACGTTCGCTCATCATGGGCGGCATCGCAAGGCAGGCGGAAACGGCGCTCGTTACCGTACAGGACATACTCTTCGAAGGCGGCATGTCCAAGACACACCACCCGGAATTTGACGAGGTGTTCGCCCGCGTCGCCGTGTAGCTTCTAATCGTTCGCGTCGCGTCCGAGGGGCTTCTTTCATCTCCTTTCCCCCAAGGGCGCGGCGCTGTTTTTTTATACTTGACTTTGAAGGGAGATTTATTTAACTTGTAAGCTGAGAAGGAAGCGTTCCCAGCTTCATCATGGAGGAATGGAATCATGCTCACAATCGAACAGGCGACAAGCCTAGCAAAAAAAAAGGCTAAGGAATCCGGGTCCGAGGTTGAATACATCACCTACGACAGAATCTTCGGATTTGTTTTCCGTTTTTTTCACAAGCAGGATTACGAAGAGATTCCGGGTCCGACTGGGCTGCCCTTGCTATACGGGGTTAAAGAAGGGGCCTTCTCGAACATAAGCGACCCAAAACTTATATTCGGCTTACTTGACCTTAAAGGCTCCTAACATTTTCAAGTCTATAATCTTGTCGTCTATCCTTTCGACGTACACTTTTGTCGGGCGCATTCCCGGAAAGTATTCCTCCGGCCTGACAGCTAGGCCGGATTGCGGATCATGCAGGACGAGGACACCGTTTTCCTTGATGGCGCAGAACACGTGTGCTCCACCGTCCTTCCAGGCGCAATAGACCTCGTATATACCACTTTCCTTCGTTGACCTCTTGAAAAACGTCATCAACCCGCTATTTTTTATGTTCTTGTCGTAGGCGGTGGACCATGCTCCACTTAAATCGATAGCCGTCCCGTCCTTGTTTAAATACCGTCTTGTCCAAAACAAGTTGAGGCGTTTGTAGGTAGAAAAGCTCAACGCCTCGACATCGAAGCCCCACCTCCTTAAAAGGTAGACAGGGACACAGGTCTGACAGTTGTTCCTGTACTCCGGAGTTCCTAGCGAGTATTTCGGATTCTCCATTCTGGAGTTCGCGTCGACATGGCTCTTTGATATACCCCTTTTTACACCAAGCTCCTTTTCGACATGTCTGAAAAACTCGCGATGGGCAACGTCGTAGCTACGTTCATCCTTCCGTAGGTCCCAGCGGTACTGTATTCCTTCCACTTCCGGCCTAGTCCTCCTCAAGTGCCGTTCGTTCGCCGCCTGAAGAATGCGCTTCCTGCGTTCCTCCTCGGTTGCCTTGCGCTCCGCCTCCTTCCGTGCAACCTCGGCTTCGGTTTTCGCCTTTTCCGCGGCCTGCCTCGCGCTCTTTTCGTTCGCAAGTTCCTTCTCGGCTGTTTTTGCCTCGTTTTTGGCTCGCTCAAGCTCTTTTTCCTGCCGGGCTAGCCTTTCATTAGCCTTTTCAAGTTCTCGGCTTGCAGGGTCGTTTTCGGTACGCTGTTCGTGTTCCTCTGTCTTTTCCTCAGCTGGCTTTTCCTTCACCTCGTATTTTCCGTCTATTTCGGGGTCCCACATTACCATCGTGCAACGGCACTGGAAGTCCTCGCCGGGGTGGAGCATGCACATTTCGCCATCCACCCTCGGCTTCTCCACAGGGTGCAACGGGTCGTCGGGGTTCTCGTCGAAGTAAACGGTCGGGTCTGACACGCTGCAAATCCTGCCGTTCATAGCCGCGTGATCCGGGCGGACGCGCTCGTCTAGCGTAGCCATCCACATGTAGTACTGGCAGCCGATTTCCTTGTACGTTGACATGGTCGCCTGCGTGTTCAGCTTCGCCGCCTCCGTCCTAGCGATTACCTCGGCGCGGTTCTTGTACTTCTCGGGAAGCTCGCTTCTCACGGCCTTTTCGACCTGCTTTCCGTTCCAACCTTCGTTCTTCGCCTGCAAAACGATCCTGGAAATGTCCTTCTTTATGTCGGACTCGGCGCTCTTGCAGAGCATGTCGAAATTCGCTTCCCATGTCTTGAATATTTCATCCTTCGCCGCTGGCGGGTAGTAAGGCTTACCGACAATCATTTCGGAAGAGTTCGCTATCACGTTCGAGACCTTCTGACCGATGGCCCGCCCTATTGCGGACACTTCCGACTTGAATGAATCCGGAAGTTCTTCCGGGAGGTTGGAAAGGGCATTGAGGTCGTCGGTGAACGCGAAGGCCTCGCCGGAAATCGCGGCCTCGTAGGCTTCCGCGATGAAGCGCTCGAACTGCTTCTTGGTCGCCTGCTGTAGCTGTAGTTCCTCCTTGTACGGATAGAACATGTTCGAATTGAAGACGGGGTGCCTGCCGCGCTTCTTACCCGTCGCGTACTCTACGCTCCTTGCGAATCTTACGAGGTCGTTCATTTGCCCTTTCCTCCCATTTTACTTTCTTACGCTGAGTTCCCAACCGTGGCCGTTGACAAAAACGGTCTCGCGGATTTCTTCGCTCGATGCAGAGCCCATGTTGTAGTACATATTGAAAGTTTCGGCCTGCAATTTCTTCGCCTCGAGAAGCTGCTTCACGGTCATTTCGTCGATCTCGCCCCATGTAAATTCGGAGAGGTCGGAATTGAGGTTCCTCCTTGCCATGTCGGCGATAAGCCTGCAAGCACCGTCATAGAGGTAGTCGCTTCTCCACATGCTGACGGACTGCGCCCATTCCTCGATGTCGCCCTCGTTCGTCTGCGCGAGGCCTGTCGCGCTCTGACCGAAAAGGATGCTCATGGGGCAACGGCCCTTTGCCGAAACGATGGACATGAGCTTCGTCATGATTTCCGGGAGGCCGGCGAAATTGTGGGTCAGTATTTCGAAACCGTCGTCCTTGCCAGCGAACGCCGCGCGCATGCTGTTCATGGTGAGTTTCAGCAGGCTCATGACCTTGTGGATATCGTCCACGCCGCAATCCGGCTTCGAAAGGAGCAGGCCGAGGTTGCTCATCCTCATGAGCAGCGTCCCCGTTTCCTGCGCCATGTTGACGACGGCTCCGGTTACGGCCCCAAGGTCCTTCAAGTCCTGTTCCACTTTCCTTAGAGAAGAAACGCCGAAGTACGCCTCGCGCAAATTGTTCTCGATGACGTCCGGAAGTTCCTCGCCCTTGAACACGGTGCAACGGGAAAAATGGACATCCACAGTACCGCCGCCGATGTTGCGCATACGGAAAATGCGCGGGTCCTTCCTTCCGTCCTTGAAGTCGGCCTGCGACAGGTCAACCTTCCCCGCGGAATAAACGCTGTACCCCTTCACTTTCGCATTCGCGGAAGGAGCCCTCTTCAGCGTATCCTGCGTGTCGCCCTCGTACTCGGTAACGACTACCGAACCGCCGGTGAGACGGATGTTGGATCCGGCCTTCTTCAGCGCCTTGATAAGCCCCAGTTCGCCGGCCTTCTTCAATGCCTCGCCGCCCTTGTCGTTGATGATGGTAATGTCCTTCATCAGCGCCGCTTCGGGGAAACCGTCGACGAGGAACGCGGCGATACCGTCCTGCACCTTCATACGGGCCATCTCGACAAGGTTTGTCGGGGTGTACGGCACGGCCTTCGTATGCGCGGACTTGTCCATACCGCGCTTCCCAAGACCCGTCATAGAGTTCTCGTATGCACCGTCCGTCACGACGGCCACGTCTTTTACAGCTGTTTTCTTTGCCATTATTCTATCTCCTGTTTTTGTTATAAAAGGTCGAGGACGCTGCCGCCGTTCGGTGTGGCTAGCGTATCGAGGGCCTGCGTCATTGCGTCCACCTGGTCGTCATGCGCCCCGTTCGGGAACGCTAGAAGTTCGTCGATGAAGGACTTTACCCAAGGGTGTTCCTCGTCCATCGGCGGCAAATAGACGTTCCCCGCCTCGAAAAGCGGGGATATCGCGTAGGCCCTCGCGGTCTTGCTGCCGCGTGGATTGTAGGGTATGATTCCCGGGATTCTCGAACCGAGCGCCGATATTATCGCCGGGCCGTTCGCCTTGTCTTCCACGACCTTCTCGAGCGCTTCCGGCCACTTCGAAGTGAGGCGCTGCATAGCCCTCACCTGCCCGACGAAATCCATCTTTTCGGTGTCGTTGTCCAGCAAGTAGAAGTCCGAACCGATCTTCGCCCATACCTGCCCGCTGACGTTGTCGCTTTTCGCCGTGTCCTTGAAGGTAAAGTCCCAGCTCTGTATCGTTCGTTCTAGAACCTTCGGGCGGGTCGTCCAGTGCCGTATCCACTTCTTCTTGAACACGCCGCCGCCACGCGGTGTCGGGTGCTGCTGGTAAAGTGATCCCCAGTCGTATGAACCGATGTTGCTCCGTATCTTGTAGAGCATTTCGAGCGGGTATCTTTTCGGGTGTAGGGCCTCGCCCTTCTTTCGGTGCGGTTCGTCGTGTTCGGCGATTGCCGGGTAGTTGATTATCGTCCAACGGTCGCCGCCTTCCTGCGTCATCGCGTCAAGAAGCCTTCCGACAAGGTCGTCTTCGTGCCACCTCGTTACCGTCACAAGTATCCCGCCGCCTGGAGAAAGTCGTGTGTACGCCGTGGAAGTGTACCAGTCCCACACGGCCTGACGTATAGTCGGCGAGTCCGCGCTTTTCCTGTCCTTGAACGGGTCGTCGATGTCGAGGATGTCGCAACCCATGCCGGTGATACCGCCTTCAACGCCGGCACTACGCAACGAACCTTCAAAGCCGGGTATCTCGAAAAACTCCATCGTCTTTATGTAAGACTTCTTACGCTTCTTGAACTTCACGCGCTCTAAACGTTCGACAAAACTCGTTTTTGGGAAAATCTTTTTGTACGTGTCGCTATCAATTATGTTCTGTACGTTCTTGTTGAACCTCTTTGACAGGCTCGCAGAATAGCTAGCGGAAATTATAGACGTGTCCGGATCAACACCAAAACACCATGCAGGAAAATGGCGGCTGACAATCTGGCTCTTTCCGTGTCGTGGAGGCAATGTGAGTATAAGTCTAGGAGACTTCTTTTCCTTCACCTTGACGAAAAAATCCATCAGCCTCCCACAAATTTCCCGGTGAACCCAACCAATATCGTATGAAGGCATAGTCGTCTTGACGAATGCCATCAAGTTCGTCTTCGAGAGCTCGATCATTTCGTTTGTCGGTTCGTATTTTCCCACAGATTATACCGTTTCTTAATAAATTCCGAGTTCCTTCGCCTGCCTGCTTATTTCTGAAAGGTCTAAAGCTGGTTTTTCTACAGTTTCTTCGTCTTCACCAGTTTCCGCCATCCGTTGTAGAAGTTTTATTTTCGCAACCCGTTCTTGAGAATTGAGCGTATAGCCGGCTATGTCGAACACGAACTTTGCTGCTACTATATCGCCGGAAAGAGCTTTCCCCGAAAATACTGCTAGGATCCCTTTCAAAAGCGATATTCTGTCTTTTACGTCAAAACCGATTCCCTCCAATGCTTTCTTTAGGTTCTTGTTCGGCTTGAATTGCGTATCGAGTACAGCTTTCGCCATTTTCTGTATTCCGCCGCGCTCACGACGGACAATGACGGACTTCTTGCCGCCCTTCCTTCCGAGTTGTGCGAAATAGTTTTCGTCGTCTTTCTTGAATCCTGTATCCAAGATGACTCCTGTCTAGACTTTTTTTTCTTTCCACCACTTGCAGAACTCGTGCCATTCGACGGTCCAGCTTCCATGAAACGTCGCCTGGTTTACAGGCATCCCGCGTTTCCGCTTCCATCCGTAAACGGTCTGGATATGGTATCCGATCTTGTTCGCCAGCTGCTTCGGCGTGAGGAAAATTTCGTCACCGCGCAGCCTTGCCGGACGGACTACCTTGATGATTCCATCGGCGACGAACGGCCTTCTTTCGGGCGCGTTGCCGAATAGGTCCAATTGAGACATTCTTTATGCCCTCCTGATTTCGAAAGTGACGCTGTTCACCATGAGGCCGGTGTCTATTAGCGGCGTGCTGCTTCCCTTCGCGGCGATTGTCCTTGGCGAAAGCGGCGCGTATTCTCCTTCCCTTATCGCCTTCTGCACCGCTTCCTTGGAGCGTTCGCCGATAACCTTCAGGAGCTGGTCGACGCTCATCGTTCCTCCGAGAACCTTCGGCAGGTACGCCTTCAATATCTCCGGGTACTCGCGTTCCCATATTTCGGCGGCGAAGGTCATGAACGGTCTTGCGGGTATCTTTGGGTATCGACGCCCTTCCGCTGTCACGCCTTCCTCGCGCCCGTAATTCAGAGTCCTTGCAATCAAAGCCAACGACGCGGGCATCTGTGACGCCGGCTGGTTCAGCCCCGTCTTCCTTTTCGCCATGAGCTTGGCGTATGCCGCCTGCGCGGAGCCGTTACCGTCAACCCAGCCGACAACAACTGTGGACGAGCTGAAAGCATCTTCTAGCTCCCGAATTTTCTTCATCACCGGAACCTGCGAGTAGTCCATAGGAATTTACCCCACGTACTTGTAAATCAGGTCGCCGTTCTCGTCCTTTCCGACCGGGCGCACGACACCCTCGAACATCTTGTAGAGGTTCTGCCCCGCCTGCGGGTTGTTCCAAAGCCAGTGCATATAGTCGGCCATCGTCATGCCTTCGAAATGAGCTCTTTTTTCGCAAGAATTGGTATTGAATGATTCGGCCCTTTTGTAGAGGAAGCCGCTAAGGAGCTTGTCGATGTCCTCGCGGATGTCGGAATACTTGACTATTCCGTTCTTCTTTGCTATCTGCAGAGCCTCGCCAAACTGTCCACGGCTGTAGTTCCAGTCTTCCGGGAGTCCGCAGCAAGACCCGTTGTGGCACATATCCTTCCAGTGCGCGTCGGAAACGTAGAAGCGCATGTTGTACTCGTCGCAGATTGCCTTCATCCTGTCGAAGAAAGGCTTCTTGATTTTCTTGTTGAGCCGCAGGTATCCGCAGCCGACGGAGTATTTCTTGTAGAAGGCGAACAGGTCGAAACCGCAAAGGTCCTTGAAGAGCTGGCGCTGTGCCTTCAAGTTGTTGCTGCGCTGCTCCATGCAGAAGAACTCCGTGGAAAGCGCCGTTGCTCCGCGCTGACCAGCCTCGTGGATCAAGTCGATGTACGTAGGCGTTGAAATTCCCAAAATAAAAGGACGGAGGCGCAACGTGGCGCCGCCGCAATTCGCTTCCGAAATACGCCTTATCGCTTCGAGCCTTTCCATCGGTGACGGGACGCCTTCTTCCATCACGCGGGCCTTCTTCTCGTCTAGAGTGATAATGGAAAACTTGAAATTCCAGTTTTTCTGCCCGCGCACAAGTTCCATGTAGCGTTCGTCCTTAGTCCACCATGTAGACTTCGTGGAGAAACAGAGCGGATAGTTTATTTCCTTGAAGAAACGGAGTAATTCGAGGGTCTTTCCATACTTGCGCTCGAACCCGTCGAACTCGTCAGGAAGCCCACCCCACTGCATGACTTTCTTCTGCTGGATATAGGGGCCGAACTGCGACGTTTCCGGTTCAAGGAACATCCTCTTCACCTTTTCAACATTTACAGAACGGACTTTCTTTGCAAGGTAAGACTTACCGCAATTTCCGAGCGCACGCTGGAACTGCGAAAAGCAGTACTTGCAACCGAAGGAACAGTTGCTGTAAGTGTCAAATGTCATCGGCATGGAACAGTCGGCGATTTCGCCGGACCATCTAGGCGAAGCATATCCTGTTTCACATTCCATCATTTTTTATTTCTCCGAAATTATTTTCAACACGGCTTCAAGTTCCTGTTGGATTGAAAGTTTACCCGTGTCTATAGTGAATACTTCCACACCTATAGAACGCCATTTTTTCGCGGCCGAAAAAGCGCCCTTTTGTTTTTTCATTATCTGTTCAAAATCAGAAGTGACATCCCCTCCGTTTCTTTTGAACAAGTGGCTGTAAATCGTTTTCGGGCTGGAATAAAGAGTGATTACGATATTACGTTTCGCCTGGAACATCGCTTTTTGCAAGTTCAAGCCGAAAGAGTTCATGAATGAACCTTCGCAGAATATTATATCAGATGAACGAAGGCCAGTCACCACCACATCAGAAAGTATTGACGTGTTTATGGAATCAACCCCGCCAAACTTTGAATCCTCCCTGTACTTACCGGCGAAACATACTGTGCTTTCGTTACAGTAAGTCACGTTGTTTTCAACTTTCTTAATACCGCCGAAGTGGTGGATCAATTCCCTTACCAAGGTTGTTTTCCCAACGGCGTTCGTCCCAGTTATGAAAACGCATGTCTTTCTTCTACACATCAATTATTTTGCAGCCGGGATTTCGTCCAACGGGTAAACGACCTTGTCGATTGTCTTCAAGCCGAGTTAAGCCGCAAGTTTGCCTTCGTCCTCACGCTTGTAGCAGATAATGACGCGCTGCATTGCCGTCTGGTCGTCACCCTGGATCTTCGGCAGGTCATCGGCGGCGATATCCACACCCTGCAATTCCTGCGGGAGAGAGCCTTCCTCGTGGAAGTCTTCGTCGGAACCGTCCGGTATGTCGTCCGTTTCCACGAACGAACCGCCCGCGGAACGTCCCGCGCCGAAGCTGTCATCGGCGAGTGCACCGCCGAAACCGAAGTCGGAGAAGTCGAATGCGTCGCCGAGGGCCTTCAGTTCCTCGTCCAGCTTGAGGTAGTCCCAGCTCGAAAATTCCGCTACCTTGTTGTCCGCGAGACGGAGGGCCTTCGCCTGCTTTTCGGTGAGGTCGCTCGCCACGATGCAGGGGACTTCTTCGAGTCCGAGCTTCTTTGCGGCCTCGAGGCGCGTATGGCCGGCGATGATGACGTTGTTCTTGTCAACGAGAATCGGGTTCTTGAATCCGAACTTCTTGATGGAACTGGCAACCTTGCTCACCGCTTCCTTGTTGAAACGCGGGTTGTTTTCGTAGGGGTGGACGTCTTCAATCTTGAAGTTCTTGACCTGGATTTTGTTCGATGCCATTTAATTTTCTCCGGTTAGAGTTTAATGGGGTTGAATACTTTTCAATGTAATGTAATTAAAATTCAATCCCATTGCAACACTTTTTTTTATAGGTAGGTTTATTTTTTATGTGATAAACCTATTTATTTTTATTATTTTTATTGTCATGGTACAATGTCCAAGATGTAAACAAGAACTCAGCCCCGACGAAGTCAGGGAAATGGTGTCCTGCGCCGTAGCGGAGGGCATAGTGAAGGCTGCCGGAAGGCAGAAGGGGTCGAAGAACTCCAAGGTAAGAAGCGACAAGGGCGTAAGCCACGGCCCGAAAAAAAAGGAAGCCGAGAGCGACATCAAGAAGCTCACTTCGGCTGAGAACGGTAAGCGTGGCGGACGCCCGAAGGGAGCGAAGAACAAGGCACCACGTGCAGACAAGGGTGTTCCTAGAGGACCGAGGAATCAACAGAAGGAAGCGGAGGAACGCAACGATGGATGATGAAAAAGTTATAGACCCGCGCTACATCGAAATGCTCCGCCCACATCCAGGCAGCGGACACAAAAACAACGACGACGCGATGGCTAAGGCAATGGCCGGAATCAGCCTCACGAAGGCAAGAAAACAGACTATTGACGAGTTCGTTCATGCGAAAGGACGAAAACCTAATCTTGACGATTTTAGGAACAACTTTGAACTTTTCGAAGATTTTGTCAAAAGGACTGGTCGTATTCGTTCAGAGTCTGCAACGGCCTATGTCGTGCAATCCGCATTAGAGAAGTCAAAAGAATACGAAATCCCGCACTTCGATATTCCGCATAGGCAAGACATATTCCAGCCCACAAAGTCCGTTCTCGACGCAATAGACGAAGACATCGACAGGCAATTGACCGCGTTCGGTAACGTGAACGGTTTTCCGGTAATTTTCGTAATGTTCGATAAAAGCATGGAACGCAAGGACGGCAAGACTACCTGCGGTTTCGAACTGCGTATGTTCAAGGCGGACCAAATGAGCGAGGCGGCCTCGTTCGCCAAGTCGTGCGCTGGAGAGCTTGGAGTATATGGCGCAGAAGGCTCCCATCAGGAATCGGCAAGACAGCATAAAGACGATATTGATATACGGCTAGACAATGTCAGTTACAGAAGTGAATTTATGCAAGCCCCTATCATAGAAAAGGATAAAGACTGCATCAAGCCCGTCGTACCATCTTCCATTTGTGCTCCAGGCTACGAAAGCGGACTTGCCGCAAGATCGTCTGCCAATAGTAGCGGTGGCGAGTTTTGGATAAATTCCAAGCGCAGCAAGGACGAGATAATCGACGACCTCATAAAGAAAGTCAAAAGACTTGAAGACGAACGCGATTACTGGAAGCGTGAAGCAGAAGGCAAAAACGGTGACGATGACACACTTGGAATTTTCAGGCATTGGGACGACTAGGGAGGTTTAACATGCAGCAATTCATGATTGGTCCGATGTGCGTAACAAAGGAAGAGTTCGAACAACAACTCAATTCGTGCGGTTTGAAATTCGGGTACATCAAACGCCTGTACGAAAAATGGAAAGCCGGCGACCTTATATATTACCGCATCTTGATAGAAGGCAGTCCGTTCGTGATTGTCACGGACGACGAAAGCAGCTATCCGGAAATACAGGAAGATTCTGAAAAGGAAATAGAGCCGTACTCGTTGGAATGGCTTGAAAATTTGTTCTACCAATCTACGATTGTCGGTCCAATATCCTACGAATCATTGTTGCCTCAACTTCGAGATTACATCCGCGTCAAGAAAGCGGAGCAAATTGACGAGACCGCAAAACAGAATAAATGCCCGTACTGCCACGACTTCGACGGGCATGGGCCCGATTTATTTAAGTGCAATATCGAAGATGCTACCGCATCAATAGATATTAAGGAAAACGCTATCGTTTTTGACAACTCGGATGGATCCCGCATGTCAGGAACATTCAAAATCAAACTTTGCCCGATGTGCGGCAGGAAGCTGGAGGCGTGAAAATGATAACCATAGACGAGTTGAATTTTGAAAGTAAAGTAAACCGAATCGAACATAAAATTGAATTCGGCATGTTCGAAATATTAAGAAGAAATTATAAAGCGTTCTCTAGTTTCGTGACAAAAGCAAAAGATTGCAACTATTCGGAATATTTCACCTACGCAAGCAAATTTCCAAAATCGCAGCGGTTCGGAAAGTCGTCATTTGTGCTCGCTCAGGCATTGAACCTACTGAAATACATGGATAATGCGGATAAGTTTAAACCGCTTAAATTCAAGCTGCAACCTGTAAAAATTGATGAGGCGTCTGAATGGGAAAAAAAATAGGAATATGCACATCCAAGGATTTAACACACGATTGGTGTGAAGTATGCAATCAAAATTTATCTAATTGTGAAAATTGTCCTTTAAAAGACGCGAACATGTGCTACGACGAAGACCCTGGAGAGATAGATTTCAATTATCACAAATTACAGCGGATCATTAAAGAATTTAAGAAAAAGGCATGAAAATGGAAATAGAAGATATTGTTGAAGCGATAGTTCCGGCTTATTGCAATACGGACAGAGAGTATGTAATGAAAATGCCCGTTGTCACTGCGATGGCTTTGTTAATAAAAGGATCGGGCTGGTGGCAAGCTCTTGATACTTTCGACGAGGAAGACGAGAATAATCCAGGTCAATGGAATCACCCACCGCGTCTGATGTTTCGCTCTGAGCCGGACAAAGAAAACGACGATAGACCGCTAGTATTCTTCGATGTCAGAAATGGAGGTGACATCGTATCTTCTCGAAATTTAAGCCTGTGGATTTCCGCAAGGCAGATGCAAATGATAATCGAGACGCTTTCTAAAGCACAATGGCTATTATAGGGAGAATCCCATGACCTCCATCGACAAGGAAGACTACTACAAGCCGGGCGCGGAAACGATGAACGCACACATCGCATTCTCACAGACATACAGAAGGAGTAAAGAGTATTTTGAAAATTTATGTCAAGAATTGGCTCATGCTTGTATTGGCAAATTCGAAAAAGAATTTTCTGGAATTGCCGCGGATAGGATTGAACACTTAATCCGAGTTGTCGATATTCCATACGGAAAAATCATCCTTACAGTACAAGTCAAGGCAATTAAAGACATTACATCGGCAAAATATTTATTTTCCGTATGCGATATAAAAGTGATTTCTGGCTTAGAAGGTCGGATACATGACATAGACACGAAAGTTTACTAACTTTGCAATACCTTTCGTTCTCCAGGACGAAAACAAAAGAGGGAGGCTTCGGCCTCTCTCTTATTCTTTTTTCGCTGCGATGTAGGATTCGAGCAGGTATCGGATGAACGGCCCAGTCTTGCCGGCGATCGAGGTCTCCACGCCCCTCTTGACCGCCTCTGTCTTCGCCTTCTCCAGCGTTTCTGAGTCCAACTCCACGCAGAATTTCTGTGTTTTTTGATTTTCGTTTGATTTTACAACGCATTCGATTTTCGCCAATCCGTCATCAGGCGACACTTCGAGACGTTTTCCATACCAATCGCCCCAAAACATCATCTCGGCTTGCCCTTTGTCGTTTGTGTCGTAGCTCTTTACGTACAACTGAGCTTTACCCTTGACTCTGTATTTTACAATCCACATTTCAAGACCTCCTTATCGTGTGTAAAATGGCTTACAGCATTCATCGACGAGTTCCCAGCCTTCTTTATTTTTCCAATCTTCTTCGTCGTTTTTCGCCTGTTCGTCGAAAAACTTTTGGGCATTTTCTTCGGTCGCTTCGCCGTATTTGCGTTCGACAAAATCGTAATCGACTTCGCGACCGTCATCGTTCACAAAAACATTGTAATCGTGGCTTCGGTCTGGCAAATTCCAGAATTTATTCCACCCATCTTCTTCAAAATGTCTTGTTTCGGTCTTGATCATACTATCCCCCATTTTTAAGCGTAAATCGTTTCGGTTTCAGTCCATGTCTTATATTGAGGCAAAGCCATAAAATATTCCGGTTCCGGCATATAACCTTCACCGCCTTCGTTATTTACATTGTTGTAGTTACGCATGAGCTTTTGGATATTGCTGCAATCGCGAGTGATTACAGCCTTTTCCACATCACCTTTTCCAGCTTTCTTCGTGGCATCTTTAATCTTTACGAGGATAGCCTTTCCAAGTCCTGGGAACTTGCTGCTTACATCGACGATTTCAGTGTTTCCGTTCGGTCTTTTGATGTAGAGTTCGATTTTCGTCATGATTTTATCCTCTTTTTCGTTATTTTCTATATATAATATATAAAATATATACTCTATACGCAATAGTTATTTTGTAAAATTTTGTAAACACAAAACAAAAGACGGCCCCCTTCGCGGAGGTCGCCTTTTTTGCATCTAGGCTTTTCGGTCACTGCTTCACGGTCGTGACGGTTGCGGCAGTCTGCTTTGCAGATTCGTTCCCGTTAGCAAGCGCCATGATCTTATAGATGTTCTTCAAGGCCGTCGTGCAGTCCTTGATACCATCTATGACCATGTGGTTTTCGACGTGTCCTTCCACACGTTCAACATCACCGTCAAGGACAGCGAGATGCATGCAGAGGGCTCGTTCGGTTCTTTCGAGCGTTTCTTTCATCTTCTCGGTCATCATTCAACCTCCGTGACGGTAACGGTTGCAGTTTGCGCCTTGGACATCATTTTCTTGACGAGGTTGGCGGCTTCACCTTCGTTGATACCGAATCCGAGGTATGATACCTTCGTTTCGTTCGCGAAGATGTTGTCAAGCCCCGCCTTGAAAACGTCCACATCGACCATGTCGTCAGAAACGACTCCGGCCATTTCGAGCCAGGAACGGGCCTTGGACATCAAGCCTTCCGGATTTTTTCTGAGAGCACCGACGACGAAGAGACCGACGGAACGCTTCACAGGGTCATGGATTGTATTCACCTGTTCGCCCATGAATTCGGAAAGCGCTTCCATCGCCTTTTCAAGCGTAATCTTCATTCGCTACCTCCAGCAATGTTAGGCGGCCTGTGCCGTAGTCGTGGTGGCAGGAGTTGCCGTGCCGTTGTTGGCAATCGGCTGCAATGCGAAACCCGGAGGCGGCATCGGGCCGACCATGGCGGGACCGTAGCCCGGAGCAAGAGCGTAGTTCGGCACCATCGTGACTGCGATACGCGAGAGCGTCGCCTGCAGGTTGATGATGCTGTCGCTGAGAATCTTGTCGCGGAGCGGAGCGGCGGTCTCGATCGCGACAACCTTGGTTTCAAGGTTCGCCACCCTTTCGGCAAGGGCGAACGTCTTGTTGTCGCTGTACTGCTGGGCCTTCAGCAAGGCAATCTCGTTGTCCTTCTGAGACAACTGATAGACCGGGCTTGCTGCCGGGTTCTGGTTGCCGCCGAAAATCCCGGCGAGGCCGTTGTTGAGGATTCCGGAACCGAGAACGGTGCCGATGATGCCGGTCGTGAGTCCGGCAGTGCCAACGCCCTTGGAGGCGTATTCTTTGTCGTTGTTTTCGTAAGCCATCTTATCATCTCCTTTCAGTTGGCTTGTTCAATGTCCGACACGGTGTTTCCGCGCCGGTTCTCTAAACCCTTTCGTGAGGTACTATCTCCACCGTGCAGGAAGGCGCGTCCTTTTTGTAGCTGTTCTCCACCTCGATACGGCGCACTATCGTCCAGTTGTCGTCGGCAATGATGCGCAGATCGACAAGCAGGTCGAGGATGCTCGAAACCTTGTTGTCGCTGTCGCACCTTCTCATGGTGCCGTGCGTGAACGACATCTTCACCGTGACGGGAGTATCGGCGCCGAACCTTTCGAGGCGTGGGTAATTCGCCATAACCCACATAGCGGCCTTCTTGTGCCATTCGTTGAATTTCTTGTTCGGGAACGTCCGACCAGTCCGCGTGTCTGTGACGCGGCTGTTCTTCTTGCTTGGCGTGTCGAACGGTAGCTGTAGTATCATCTCGGGAATGAAGATACATACCGCCATGCGGCTTTTGCGCCATACACTCAAATACGCTCAAATACGCTTAAAGAGACCCAAAGACGCCCGTGTTCTAGGCACAAAAAAAAGACCCCTCGGAAGGGGTCTTTATTGCAATAAAACGCAGCAGCTACATTGTCCAAACCATGTAGCTCACCAATACCGTGATGGCGATTGCCGTGATTGTCGATAGCAGCTTATCTATCATCGGTAAGCTCTACGATAATCACGCCAACAACGGCAAAGAGCATCATCAGCCACATGGAAATCAGCCTTCCCTGCGCACAACGTCATCGAGAGTGCTGACAGGCGCTATTGAACGTGAACCCTTGAGCATGCCGATAAGCTCTCTCAACATGCCGTTCGTCTCTTTCAACTCTTTCTCGAAGCGCTCGAAGCGGTTATTACCTTCTTCGAGACGCTTGTCCATTTCGGAGACTTTGGCTTCAAGCAGGGCAATTCGCGTGTCGCGTTCGGCTTTCGTCTCCTCACGCGCACGCTGAACGGCCTTGACCTCGGTATGGCTTTTCAGCCAGCCTGTAGCAGCTACGAGGAAGGCAATGATAACAGGGATTAGCTGTTCCGTTTGCATCGTTTACCTCACTTGCGCCATTCTTTGCTTTCGGAAGTAGTTGGCATCTTAACATCCTCTAATTACCTTACTTGAACATAAAATCACCCTGCAAGCTTCCGATTGTCGGCACTAGATTGTAAAACAACTGTTTCGTCACTTTGCATAGACGCTTGTCGTTACGTTCAATGGCTCCAGTGTCGATATTGTCGGGCGTTTCTATCGCAAACTCTAACATTCCGTAATCTTGGAACATGCGGACCGCAAGGCTTGAACGCTCCCAAGACGTGCTGTACTTGGATATAATGTAAGGCTTGTATTGACTTGCGTAATAAGGGTCAAACGTGGAGTAAAATGCCGCCGTATTGTTGAAAAGAGCAGCAGACAAGCGCTCGGTGGCTTGCATCACTGCGTTTGCCATAGGTTCGCGAATGTTTACTGGCGTATAAGCATAACGCCCTTGTGTGCCGTGGAAATCCATTAGCATGAAAGCGTCTTTGTTTGCTTCAATCCACGCCATATATGCAAGCGTTTCCGGCTCGTTTTCTGCTTCTGCACGGTTCAAGACCTTGTTGTTACAATTACCTCTCCTGCACATATCCCATCCGGCAGGATTTAGACACGGCACGATTTCAAGTATGAAGTTATTACGGATAAATTGAGCATTCGGATGGTCGGAGGTCATTAACTCCGTAAGTGCAAGCATCAAGCCCCACGTAGGCACCTTTTCTTCTCCGTGCATACCGCTAATAATAAGAAGCTTTCTTGGACTGTTGCCCTCCATCCACTTGTTATTTTCACTTGTAATCGTTTCCACGTTTGTAGGTTCATGGTCGAGTGCCGCCATATGGTTGTAAGACATTCGGTAAGAACGGATGACAAATTCTTCCGAATCCTCGACCCTCGTCACTGTAGTAAGGTCATTTTGTCGTGAAAACCACTGTGGATAAGTGGAAACAAGCTCGTCATATCTCTCATATAGCTCACTTGTAGGGATGTCATTGATAAGAGTCAAAGCGTCTGCTGTGGCTTCCGAAATGTACGTTTGCAATGAACCGAAGAAGAGTCGCGGAGCGTACTTTACCCTATTAGCATAATCGGTTGGGTTCGAAGGAATACCAACAACGCTGAACTTATCGAGAAATTCTTTGTAAATGTTCGCTCTGCAATACTTGGCATTAGAAGGGACATCGACCGTGTACGTCTTATATCCTTTTTCCGCGGCTTGACCGTCAATCGACAAGCCGGAAATATAAACAAACTTTTCATCATAGAAGGCAAGACCGCTCCCCGGATGCGCTTGAGCGCTCGTGCTATGACTCATTACTATATCGATGTGGGCAATACCGTCAACCTCGAATTGCGTCGAGGAATTTTGGGAGGACTCCGTGAGATTGCCGTTAGTGCTGTCAACGTAGTAACCGGACCACACTAAGTCATTAGTATCTACAACTTCTACATAGTTTTCCGTAACATCCGTGAGCGCACATTTAATTTTTGTTCCTGAGTCACATCTGAAACCAATATTGTAGCATTCGTTCTCTACAGCCTTTATAAAATAAATTGAAGGCAAAACATTTGTATTTACGTCATCGACTGATGTTCCATTTGAAACATGATAAACGCCAAACTTGTCATAGATTGAGCCAACATTATTAAACGTAGCTTCGGAGGAATCAATATCAATACGGTATGTTCTTCCGGCTTGTAAGTTGTACGCATAAGCGTTTACTTTCGTCGTATCTTTTCCATCATAAACTGACTGATATACAGGAGTACTCGAAGCCAACTTCCGAAATTCCACGTGCATTTCTATAGGAGAGGGAGCCGCAACATATACCCCGATATACTTTATGTCCATCGAAGGCAAAGTGTGCAGTCTGTACGTCTTATTGATGTGTACGTCAGAATTATTGTATTGGGACGCTATATCGGTAATATTCGTGCCATCGCTATAGAAAAATTGGAAATTTCCTCTATCTGAATATCCCGTCCAAGACGTAATGGATAACTCGACTTCATAATCACCACGAGAGTCAATGTTGAAAAAGTGTGCTTCTTTTGCTTTTACGCCATCAAGGACGTATGAGCCTTTATTTCCGCGCCTTTTTACAAGTTGTTCTAAGTTAAATTCGTCAAACTTGCTGCTGTCAAAATCTCCGGTTGTATTCTCTTTACAGAGATACAACTTGCTGTTGTTTGTGTACCACAGGCCGGCTTTAGCCCCAGCCGTACCGTCATATTCCGGCGCTATGCTTGCGGCGATATTCGTTATTTTGGTCTGCAACGCGGTAACGTCGGAAGCATTCGCGATGGCATTGCAAGGAAGCGCTTTCGGCCCGTCCGCTGTCATTATGGGAATCTTGGACCCAGCGACCATGTCCGATTCTGTTGCAGCCGTGTCACCGACTACGGCAAGACGGGTGATTTCCAGCTTTTTGGCTTTATTTGCGGTGTCGAGCCATACATAATTTTCGGCGTTTTGGAGGTCGCTGTCTATGGCGGTGTCCGTAAAGTTGCGGGGTCTGACATTCTGTTCAGCCATTTCGTTATCCTCGTTCTAAATTTTTCCTTGGTTATGCCCACGTGACGGCCGTGTTTCCTAGCGGCGCCCATTCGTCATACGTTTCGGATTGGGTCACTTGATGGAGTATGCACATGAACGACACGGCGCACATGGAGCTGATAGACATCGTCTTGTACTCGTCACCGCCGGACACTTGCCTATGTCCAATCGTTACGGTGACGTAGTTATTACTTTCGTTGTACAGGGTTACGATATCACCCACAACTGGGTCAATTCCGCTATTGTGCAATAGCGAGTTAATATCGGAACTCGAATTTACAGTGAATAAGCATTTATCACTGTTGATATTCGGCCGTTCAAACTTCGCCCTACCCTTGGAGTCAAGTCCATTTTTTACGACCGCGCCATTATTCATGATCACAAGTTGATGCAGCGTTGTCTGTAGAGTTACTGATAGGCTCTTTGTAATGGTTACATCAGACTTTAAAGAGACGTCCTTTTCGACCTCAAGCGTACCATGCACATGAAGCTTCGGTACTGCCACAACATGCCCGTCTGTATTGGTCCGTTCCCAAATGACGAACTCGCCATTTGTCTCGTCCCACTTGATTGAAATGTCGTTCTGGGAGTCCTTGACAAGCTTCAGTTCGGTGAACTTTTGGTTGGCTACAAGGAACGCCATCAACGCACTGAGCTTAATTTTGCGGTCACGGTTGCAGCCTGTACCTTGAAGAAGGTACATGATATCTTCAACGGACACGTTCTCGGCATCGTCGAACGTAAGGATGGTGCCTTCGTTTTCGTCTTCTACGGTATTATCTGCCATTTCTCAAACTCCTTATTCGAGTACCGCGACGACGCGGACCCCGCTTTCGTTCACTGCGTACCGCCCCTGTTCATCCACGACGTATGCCGTGACGTACCGTCTCGTGTCTTGCGCAACGCAGAGGATCTTCTTGCCGTCAACGCCACGCCAATGCTTACCGTTTCCGAGCCTTATCGCTGCACCGGGAAGCCCGAGGACGCCTGTCGGTGCAAGTTTCTTGACCTGCGCCCTCTTGAGCTGCCTTCCGTTCGGCGTGTACACAAAGAACGTAGCCGGGGCCTCGTCGAAATAGCGAGGTCTCGGGTCGCCGCTCAGAATGCTTGCGGAGCCTATGACGAAATCGGGTGTCCCCGCAACGTCCTTGTTCGCCTCGACTCCTATACGCTGCCTGAATGCGCTATCATCCTCGTCAATTTTTCGTTCAAGGTGTACGAGCTTCCCCAACGTGTCAAGCCATTTTCCAGTAGCCTTGTCCAAGTCAAGGAAGTCCTTCAAGTCGGAAGCACCGTCTTCAAGAGGCTGGGCGCATTCTTCGACAACGGCCTGTATGACGGCCTTCAAGTTCGGGCTCGACTTGTACTGTTCGAGCAGGAGTTCCTTTACGGAGTCCCACAATGTCAAATGGACTACGGCCATGCTACGTCACCTTGGTTACGGTTATGTTTTCTTCCGGGATGTAAGCGTACTTGTCGATGTCGATTGGAATACGGTCTTCCGTCCAGTCTGTCTCACCGTCAGCGGAAACTTCGATTGTCACGTCGTCTATGCCGGGAACCTTGTACACGGCCTGCACAGCACGTTTCGGGATGATGTCCTTCCCCTGCGTAAATTCGCCTACGGCCCAAACCGCCACGGCGTGGGCAACCTGTTCCTGGAAATCGTCCGGCAGCTGCTCTTCGGTGTATTCCGTCACGCTTATACGCATGTAGTAAGCGTCCGTTTTGGTTACCCTGTTGAAATGTACTGTATGAGCCGTTCCGAGCTTGTCGACGGCTGTTCCCGAAGATGATCCGAAAGACTTTATTCCGGCGGGCTTGCACTTCCATATCGCTTGCGCTATCTGGTCGTCAGTGATTTCGGTCAACGTGTCCGGAACAAAAACCGCGAAGGAGTGTCCGGGGATTCCGTTGTCTTCTTCCGGTTCGTCGTTGTTTATCATGGTTACTCCGACCCCGATGTTCTTCACTAGGTATGTAACCATCGTATCGAAAGTCGCGAGGCCCTTCACGTCGGAGGAAATTATAAGCGCCCTGTATACATCGTCATCTTCTATCCCGTTGCGAGGGACACCCATGATGGTTCCGATGTTGTCAAGGAAAGTCCCCCTAGCGCTGTTTACGTCGAGGTTCGCCATTCCGGCGATTATCGCCTCGGCCGCGTCGGAGTAGGCGTAGCAAAAAAGGTCGAGAAGCTGCCCATCCGGCGAGCTGGGCGAAAGGTCAAGTCCCTGCCCGAATATATCTAGCATGCGTTCGGAAAGCGCCTCGCGTACCTCGCGGAAGCTCTTTACCGAAATACCGTTACCGTCAACCTGTACAGCCAAGGACATTCTAAAATTCTCCAGTACTCAACGAACCGTCTTTTGCCTGCACCTTGAAGGTGCCCCCGACATTCCTTCCATTGACCTTCAGCGCAATCTTCACGACCTTCTTCACCGTCGGCAACGCGGAAAGTTTCTTCCGTATGATCGCGGTTGCAACGTCGAGGTACTGCGCCGGGAGCCCAAGAATCCTGTTGAACCAAGGCACTCCGTGGGTGTAGTCTATGAAGGACTCGCCTTCCTCGCAACGCAATAGGCAAAGGCACTGCTGCTCCGCTTCCTTCCGGGCGGCGTCGGGGTCGTCCTTCACGATACGCGCGATGCGCGACCCGGACAGTTCTATGTCGTGGGAGTTGTTTAGACGGAGTTCGTTCATACGGATAAAAGTATGAACGCCCATAACATACGGGCGTCTTTCTATAGCATATTGTCGAATACGCTTAAATTGATTCAAGTCATTCCGCGTTCATTACCGACTGTCCCGCCGAATCGACTTTCAGCGTGACCGGGAACGTGATTTCGGGAGGCGACAGGCTCGGGTTGTAACCTTGTGCCGATACCGTGTCGCTGGTGTCGCCTTCGAGCAGGACTTCCGAGCCGTCGGACAGCACGTATTCTGCCGTCGGGTGGAGCGTGAACGTGAGCCCAGTCGCCGTGTAGGAATTGAATGAGGCGCTTGTGACGTTTACGGTTATGTCGCCCGAGTAGACACCCTTCCCGTCAACAAGGACGTAAGAAGATGGCGGCGTGGATACGACAACGCCCGCAAGCGTCACGCCCTGTTCGACAGGTACTATAGCCATGCCTTGAACCGCGACCGGCTTCATCACTTCTTGACCTCAAGATGCCCGTTGACAAGGACGGTCCCGTCGTTCTTCATTTCGATGGTCCCCTTCCCCTCCACCTTCACGGAGTCCCGGCCGATGTTTACAGTAACCGCCCTTCCGGATTTCGCCACCGTCATCGGTATTGCCACCATGTCGTTCAGGTCGTTTCCCGAAAATGAGACGGGCGAATACGGCCCGTTTTCCTCGCCCCCGTCCACCCATGCGCGTAGGTCGCGGCTGGAAGATACGCAAAGCAGCGGGTCGCCCTCTTCAAGCTCGAACTTGACAACCGCCGCCGAAGTTCCGGGCCACATCAAGGGTACGCCCTCGACGGGTAGCGGCTTGCCGTCCTTGCCGTCAGGCTCTATCTGCATGTTCTTGAGGACGTTGCGTATCGAAGGCGTCACGTCCACCGTCCCGTCGTCGTTCACCTTCTTCACAACCGCCGGGAACGCCGTCTCGAACCCTTCCATGTAGGAATCTATGAGCGTCCTCACGAGCCTTACGATGATCCTGTCAAGTCCGTTAGCCATCTATGCCCCCGTTCGGCTCCTGCGCCGTAAATTCTATGGTGAAGTCGCTGCCGACGTTTCCGCCCTTGTAGGTGCAGTCGGTGACGATGTAGCGTCCCTTGACTGCGAGCACGCTGTCGTACTCGCCGCCGTCCGAGCCGTCGATGTCCACGAAGCAGTTCGGGACTATGGCGGCGTTCATGAGGCATCGCCCGCGCACCTTCTTGATGCGGTCTATCTCCTTGCTCGGCCTTTCGAGCGGCTTGACGTCGCCCTCCTTCTTCGAGAGGAAGAAGTAGTTGGGGTCGTCCCCGAAGTTTACCTTGTTAAGGCCCTCGTCGCGCTCCATACGGCACTCAAGAAGCCCCGTTTCGTGCGTGAGTTCCACTTCCTCGAGGTCGATGGACTTGTCGCGTCCCATGACGATGAGCTCGTTGTTGTCGAGGTAGAGGATAGTCTTCCCGGCGCCCTTGAGCGCGTATTCGTAGAAGTCCTGCACTACGTCCGTGAAAGTCCCGGAGCGCCTGTACGGGTACGCAAGGGGGTCGTCTATGAAGGCGCCTTCCCCGGCCCTCAAGACGATACCCGCGTAGTCGCAAAGCTCCTGCAGGCAGGCGCGTACCGTCTTCCCCTTAGAGAAGCACACGGAGCAGTTGAGTCGCGCGAGCTGGTAGAAGTTGCCACGGGCCTGCACGCAGTTGATTTCGAGCGCGATGTCTTTGCCGTTGCGTTTCGGCACGGCGTATGCAATCTGCCCGGCGAAAATCGTCTTCGCCCCGCCCTCGTCCTCGTAACCCGCCTTCAGTATTACGGAGTTCCCTTCGTTCATTATCGAGTTCAGCGTGTACGGCTTCGGGTTGTAAATGGTGATTTCCGCGCCGTTGTCGAACCACTCGACGGAGCGCGTCACCTCGAACTCGATGTCGAGAGCCGAAAGGTCCAGCGTCGTCTCGCCGCCCGTCTCGTTGCCCTTGCTGAACTTGCCCACAAGGAGCTGCACCGCCCTTCCGAACGCCATAGGCTATGCGCCTCCCGTCAAGATCGAATAAAGTTCCTTCTTTTCGTCGTCGTCGATGTAGTTCAGAGTGTAGTCGCTTCCGAGGTTGCCGAAGCCCAGCGGCTCCTTGCAATCTAGCGTGTTTTTCAGGACGACGAGATCGCCGCCTTTCAGGCAGCGGTTCTTGTATGCCAAAAGCGGCGTGTTGGTGACAAGCCGTATTCCGTTGTTCTTCCCGTCCACGGACTCGAAGTCCGCGAACCAGTGGCCGTCGCGCCCGTTCCAAAGAAGGCGTATCGAGAGCGAAACGCCCGAAAGGTTCACGGACAGGGTGCGCCACGCGCCGCCGTCCTTGTTAATCGGTATCTCCATCATGGCTGCATCACCTTCCCGGTTATAGATTCCTTGATCTTGCCTGTAGCCTTCTCGACCGCCGTCGCCTTGCCTGCCTTGTTGTTCTCGGCCATCTTCTTCCCGGCGTCGGTCTGCTGCGTCTTCGGTGCCGGAGGGTTCCACACGCCGTCGCGCCTTACTGTCGAAACTTTCGCGGTTTTCACCTCGCGGAGCTTCGCCGTAAACTTGATGCTTTCGCCGTCTTCCGGGCCTCTCGAATACGGGATGGACTCGAACAGCATCTCCTCGTAAACTTCCAGCGAAGTGACAAGCCGTACAGGCTTGCGGCTCCTTGCAATCTCTTTCAGCTTCTCGAATTTTTCAAGCGCGATATTTCCGCGTCCTTCGACGCCTTCAACGTTCACTTCGTCCGGTTCTTCATTGACTGTTCCATCCTCGTTCACGTACCCGCTTTGCGTACCGCCTATAGGGTGGTTCGTGAAGAAACCGGTAATCTGCACGGAACGCAGACGTTCGCAGACGTGGTCGCTGATTGACGAACCGTTCTCGACGGCATGTTCCGGGATGTCGAAATCCAACGAATGGGACTCGTCAATCAACAGGTCGAATTTAAGCTCGTCAAGACCGAAGCCCTCGTCGCGGAAGAACAGCGACGACTGCATGACCTTCGGAGGCATGTCTTCGCCTGTGAACTTGTCTATGAGGCCTTGGTACGGGAACGTTATCATAGCGCGAAAGCCTTCGCCGCTGCGGTGCGGCTTGTGAAGTTGAGCTGCGAGGTTGCAAAGAAGCGCAGCTGTTCCTTGATGATCTTCGCCGTCATTTCGGAATCTGCGGAAATGCTGTTATAGACCGTTATGTTGTTGTTGTAGGTGTCGCCCTTCGTCATCTTGGCAGTTTCTGCGTCAATCCTTTTCTGTATGTCATCCTCGGCGCTGAAATCAGGCTTCGGCAACTGACCGACCTTGTTCATGGCGTTCATCGCAGCTTGCTGTTTTGTTTTCCAATGACGTTTCTCGAACTCGTACTTCATCCACGAAATCTGTTTTTCGTTAAGTCCGCTGAACAGCATCCCGACGGCTTGGCTCCTAACGTTCGTCAAGTCGATGTTCGGGTCGACTCCGTTCATCCTTGCCAATACTTCCGCCTTTTCGTTTTCGGAAAGTCCGAGCGCCTTCTGGTTCTCGATCTGGCTTCTGACGTGGCGCATGGCCTCGTTTGAATTTGCGTAATGATGTTCTCTGTCGAGTTCGCGCACCTTGTGCTGGAAGTACTCGATGCCGGCCTTAGCGGCGTCGTAAATCTGTTCTAGGCCCCAAATCGCCCCGGCGACAAGACCGCCCTTGCCGATGTTCTTGAGCGTCTTTCCCAAAAGGACAAAGCCCGTTCCCGAATCGAGAGCGGACGCCCTGGCGGAACGCATGGCCGGGCCGAGCAGCTTCATCGCCGCGACGAACCCCATGATTTCCACGGGGGCCTGCGAAAACAGCTTCAGCGCGTCCGAAAACGCGCTTGCGAACTCGCGGATTTCGCCCGTGTGCGCCTTGACCGCATCCATGAGAGACACGAGGACATCCTTGAACCCCTCGAAAACTTTCTTGAGCGTCGGGAGGTTTTCCTTCATGGACTTTGCAAGCTCGCCCACGACCGGCAACAGCTCGCGACCGATTTCCTCGCGCATGTCTCCGATGTCGTTCTTTAGCTGCTGGATCTTGCCTTCGTCGGTCCTGGCGAATTCGTCGGCAAGGCCCTTCCAGTCTGCCATCGCCTTTTCAAGGGCGGCGACCTTCAAGTCCTCGATGTTCTGACCCCTGTGCTCCTTCAGCCACTTTAGGAGTTCCTTGTCATCTGCGCTGAGTTTTAATTCCCCGGTTTTCTTGTCTGTCTTTACATTCCCCTTTTTAAGGTCTTCATTCAGTTTCAACGCATTCGTAATCATTTCGAGTTCCGAAGTGTCGAAACCCTTTTTTCTCAGCGAATCGTATGTACCGTCGAAAGCCTTTCCTAGAC